CTTCAGCATCCAATCCGTGGATTGCTTTAAGGTCTTGTGCTAATTCCATTGTGTACTCAGCTTTTAGAGCTCTTGACTTAGCAGTAACAGTTGATTTTTCGATTGAGAAAGCCATCTCACCGAATGCACCGTCACCAGTTTCGCCAACTCCTAATCTTTCTGCCGCACTTGTTGCAAGACCTTCACCGTATGTAGATACAGTATCAGCTTCGTCTGCAATAGTTCCGTCAGTATCAGCATCAGTTACACCAGATAGACCTGTTGGGTCTGCTTGATGTGTACCTGTACCTGAGAAGTCAGTATCAGCTTCATTAAATAAAGCTTCAGTACCGCCCTGAGTTGAGTATTTTGATTTCATTGCAAAGATAAGTCCTGTAGGACCACTCATTGGCTGAACGCCAGCGATATCATATGCAATTAAGTTAGGCATTGCTCTACGTACGAGAGAAATCAATACTGGGTCAAATGAACCAATATTACCACCGCCAATATTATTAGCTGCAGCTGCTTCAGAAATAAAATTTCCTCGCATTTGATTTCTTTCTTCTTGTAGGGCAATTTCTTGGTTTTCTAACAATCTAGCTGTTACAGCTTTCTTGTAGTTGTCTTGGATTGGTGAAACTGACTCGTGCTCGAGTACAGGACTCCACTTTTCCATTAAGTTTTTATCTGCGTTAAACATTTTTGTTTCCCTTATTTAGTGAAATTAGTTATAGCTTGGGTGTATTGGTTCATAGTATCTGAAGAATCGATTTCCATCTCTCCAGCTCCTAATAAACTGTCTACTTCGTCCACTGATTCAGTAGAATCATTTTGGAAGTATGATTCTTTAACAGTTTTCACTTTCATTTCGAAAGATTCTTTGTTATCGAATTCGATATCTTCTACTAATGATGCTAATTTCTCAGCTTCAGTTTCTGCAAGCCCTGATGAATGTTCTCTTATTACTTGTTGCTTTTCAAATTCTTGAACAGTTTCATGTAGTTTGATATTTTCATCTGTGGTTTTATTTAAAGTTTCTTCAAGTTCAGTGACTTGTTCGTTGAGGTCATCAACTAAGTCATCTTTACCTTCAGGTACTTCGATGTAGTGTTCTTTGAACACACCTTGTAAAGAAGTCATAAATTCTTCAGCAATTTCAGTCCTAAGACCTTGTTGAACTGCAAGTTCATTTTCTTTCATCCAACCTTCAACTACATAGTTAAGGTATGAATCTACCTTTTCTACAAGAGAAGTTTGAAGTTCAGTTACTTCTTCTTCTAAGTTTTGAGCGTATTCAGCTTCAAGTCTTTCAACTTCTTCGCTTAATTTGCTAGTAAGTACAGCCTCGAAAATTGCTCCAGCTTTTCCTCTGAATCCATCAGATAAAGTAGCTTCTTCTTTGATGATTGCATCTAAGTCTTCGTCAAAGTCAATTGCTTCCACCTTAGCTTTTGCTTTAGGCTCAGGCATTTTACCTTTAACTGCATTTTCTGCTTCTTTTTCTGTTTTAACTTCAGGGGATACACCGTCAATTTCCATAACTTGTGCATATAGCTCTTTCGCTTCTCCACTTTTCATTTTTTTCATCATATCAACTGTTGCTTGAATGACTGCAGCTTTAGTTTTAGGAATTTCAACTTGTTTGACTTCAGATTCGTTATATTCTTTAACTTCCTCTTCATCTTCCTCGTCTTCAGTTTCCTTTACTTCTTCTTCGTCATCTTCGTGCTTGCCCTCATACTTTTTTCCAGACTTGACTTCTTCTTTGTCGTCTTCGTCTTTCTTCATAGCATGAGAGTCCTCGTCTAAATTCTCATTTTCAACGAGCTCTAGCTCTTCAACAGAATCTACGATGTCATTATTGTGAATGTCGTCTGACATAATAGTCTCCCTATATTTTTGAGTTTATTTTAGAGAGGAAATTTTTAAACGCTCTTATTTCAGCTTCATGTAAATCCTTACGTGGAGCACGTTTAATTTCAGTCTCAATTACTTCAATATCTTGTTGACGAATTAGCCCATTATCCCATACCCATTCAACACCTTCCATAACTCCATTTACAAAAGCACTTGGAGCACTTGGGTCTTGAACAATATCTATAGTAGATAACATAAAGTCATCTCCCACATATTGAGCGCCATTCTTCGATACAAGACTTCCCATACCACGACTTGAAACACCAAGCTTAACTCCACCTTCGAGAAGTCCTTCGACTATTTTTCCCATTGGGGTTTTAAGTATTGATGCCTTTCCTACAACATCATTTCCTTGCCAGTGCAAATCATTGATTTTGTGTGAAACTTTATCTAGGTTTACTGTTGGTCCTTCTGGATGATTTAACTCTCCAACAGCTCTTCCTGTTTTAACTTGTTCGGTAACGTATTTATCTACAGCTTTCTCTAATGAAGCTTTTTCGTAAATACGACCGTTTCTGTTCTTTTTATTCGATTGCATGAACACGCCTTCAATGAAGTAATTCTTTTCTCCATTCTTTTTCTGTTCTGCAATAACTTCTAAATTATTTTCTACGTATTCTGTTATTAATTTCATTTAAATACCTAGTTTAGAGGAATTATTCCTCTTCTTGTTGTTCTTTGGCTTTACGCTGAATCATACCTGATGCTATTTCTATTTTTTTAGCATCAAGTGCAGCTGTCATTTTATCAGCCATAACAGTATTAAACTGTTTACTAGCTTTCACATTATTGCCATCTTTAATGTTTAATATCAAATCATCTACGTTCATAGTTTTTCAATCCTTGTTTATATATTTATAAAATTATCTTTCCCACTAATCATTCCAACGTGGGTCCTCACCATCAGGTGGAGCATTTTGTCCATCTTTGGTTTCCTGGTCGATTTGTTTTTGAATTTCTTCAATTTCATCGTCAGTTTGTCGTAATACGTTTTTACGTATCCATTCATTTGAAATATATTTGCCTACATATTCATCTAAGCTTCCTAACATTTCAAATCTTTCTCTTAACATTTCTGATTGTTTAAGTTCAGAAAAGTAGTTATCTTCAATAAAATTGAATACTATTGATTCTTTCCATTCTTTCCAATCAGATTCGGTAATAATACCTTTCAATAAAAGCTGAGTTTTAAGTAATTGCATAAACAAATCAGAGAATCTTTTTCTTAATCTGTCTATGAACTTCTTAAACTTTACTTCGTCTCTTGTAATCTCAGATGTTCTTCCAAGACTGAATTGAGCTTCTTGTTCTAATCTATTAACTGGAACATTCAATGACTTATACAATTTCTTCTGGAAATATATAATATCATCTATTTGTCCTAAGTTTTCGCCGCCTGGTAGCGTGGTGATTTCAGTTCCTCTTCCACCTTCTCTTCGTGGTAAGAAGAAATCTTCCAACATACTCATATGTTTTCTGTCGTCTTTGATATCACCAGTCTTAGCATCATATACCAATTTGTTTCTATATTGATTCATAATACCTCTTAGGTATTCTTCAGCCTTACCTTTAGGTAAGTTACCAACATCAATATAAAATATCCTACGTTCTGGGGCACGTGATATTCTGTATATAACCAATGAATCTTCCATCATTCTAAGTTGATTTACTGGTTTTAATGCTTTATGTAAATAAGATAGAATTCTTTTTCTACCTGGGTCCATTACACCCGATGTACAATATGCAATTGCATCAGGATATATTTTTAAACCTTGTTCTGCGCCATTCATTGTCTTATCTTGAAATAAGAAAAACTCATCTACTTTTTCGATAAGTTTTGCGCCTGTCTTAGGGTCTTGCTTTTCCTCAATCTCTTTAACTTTTCTTAGTTTAGTTGGGTCAATATACCTAAGTTCTTTTATTCCTTTTTTAGGACTACCTTTATCAATAATAATATGATACGGTAATCTACCATCAATATACCATTTTCGATATATATCATGAGCATATGCATTAAAATTTAATAACTTTAATACTTCGTCAAACTCATTCTTGATAGTTTCTTTCATCTTATCAGATATATCAAGTTCATCCATTATAATATCTACTGGAGATTCATCATGGTCTCCTACTATTGATTCATTTACTATATCCTCAATAGCAGCATCGCATTCTGGTTGAGCTGCAATATCTCTATATTTTAAAATTAAATCGACTTCATTTTTGACCTTATCGCCGTCCATGTCGATATACGCACCAAAGTGACCTCCGGCCTGTATAACACCCGAACCATCTTCATCAGTCTTAGGTACAAAAGAAGGCAACTCTTTTTGAGTTGTTTTCTTTTTAATTTCAAATCCAAATAATTCTGCCATTTTTCCTCACTAAAATAGAGGGGACATTTCATCCCCTCTAATAATATTTATAAACCTACGAAGTAGTGTCTGATTCCCAGTATTGTACCTGGAATTCAACAGTGAACTCTTCTATAGTATTTTCTGAATCATAACTTACTTCTATCTCAGAAATATTACTTGGAAATATACCTCTAAAGTTATATGTCTTTGTAACTTCTCCAGCTTTATTCAATTGCTCAACAATTGCATCAGCTTGATAGTCAGTAGGATTAGATAATCCTGTATTTAAGTTATTATTGTTAATACCATTACTCCAACGTTCCATAGCATTCCTAACCTCGAAACCAACATCGTTAATGATAGTTACGTTCCAAGGGTCAAATGTTCTGTCACCAGCAATTTGCAATGTTCTACCTCTGAATAATACAGGGATAGGTGCAATTATTGATGCAGGCATTTGAGCTGTTTTACACATAAATGATGCAAGTTCTACATCACCTTGTGCATAACTAGGAAAGTTCAAAGTGACTTTGAATAAGTTAGCTCTTGCTCCACCGCCTACTAGTTTTGATTTAAAATCGTCTACGCCTAATATTGCCATGTCTTATCCTCCTAAGAACCTGAAATCTCGGAGAATTCTACTCCGGACCTAGTTGCCACAAAACTAAGTGATATAAAGTTAATACTTCTTGCAGGCTTGACAAAAATGTCAGCTACAAATTTATTACCATCTATCACTGCTTGTGTGTTGTTGGTGTTATCACAAACTACTAAAAAGTCTGTAAGTCCACGTCTACCTTTGACGTCTCTTAAGAACGGTTCAACTAAATTTCTGAACTGTGCTCTTGTAAATTCGTCGTTAAATTCAAATAGTTGTGCTTTTGCAGCAGTACTAATTGCTTTTTCTAATGTAATGAAAAGTCTTCTTACATTAATTCTGTCGAATGATGAAGGTCTGCTTAATAAAGTTTTGTCACCAAATAATATTGTACCTTGTCCAGGTAATGATACTATTGGATTAACTCTTGCTTTATAAAGTGTATCTCTATCTGCTTTCTTCGGGTTAAACGCTAACTTAGTTACTCCTAAAAGTTGACCTCTGTTTACACCTGCTGGTGAGAACCATGCATCTGCCACGTTATCTGTGTTAGCGCATAATCCTGCTTGGTGACCTGCAGCTCCAATCCATCTGTATACATCGTTATATTTGTCATATACATAAAGAGCTGTTGAATCACATGAAGCATAAGAAGATGAAGTTAAACCATCTGCAAATGTTTTAACATCCGCTGCTGGGGTTGAACTACCTACTGTGTCTTCAATTGGAGGTGATACAAATGCCATACAATCTTTTCTAGAACTTGCAATTGATATTAAATCTTCTGCAATTGCTTCTTCGCCATTAGCGTCAGGAGCTGCAAAAAGTAAATTAACATCTTCAGTTTCTGAATCTTCTAAAAGGTCGAAACCTAATGCAATTTCTCCAGTTGTAGGAGCGTTATCGTCTGAGCCACCTGAAAGTGAACTCTCTAAAGTTGTTGTGCTAGTAACAAAAGTAGTATTAGCTGATACAGTTTCACCTGCATCTGTTAAGTTAGAATCATGAGCTGCCCAATATACATACGCAGATTGTTGATTAATAACATCTTTGTAGTAATTAGATGAACCATCAGATTTCTTAGCATCAGATGCATGAGAAAGATATCCAAATGATTCTAATACAGTTCCAACTTC